ACTGCCGTAGATAGCATACCTGGAGCAGGGGCTGCTGCTGATACAGGGGCTGCTGCTGATACAGGGGCTGCTGCTGATACAGGGGCTGCTGCTGCAGCACTTGATACGGGTATCATAGCTTTCTGTGCTCGCAATTTCAACTCACGATCAAGCGCAACAACATCACCCATGGCACGTGTTGTGCCAGCAGCATCTTTTGCTTGCTGTGCTGCCAGCAATCTTGCTTCAGCTTTTTGCTTTTCTGCTTGCAATATAACTATAGACTCAGCATCTTTAGATGCTTGATCTGTAGGCGCTATACGCATAGGCGCTGCTGCTACAACTGGTGCAGGCGCTGCTGCTACAACTGGTGCAGGCGCTGCTGCTACAACTGGTGCAGGGGCCGCAGCCGCTGCTGCAGACTCAGGCGCAGTGGCAGCAGTAGGCTCAATCCGTTTGGTAATGATTCGCCCATCAGGTCCTAAATCGTAATAAGCAGTGGGGCTTAAATCTAATGCCCAGTTTTCAGGCTTTGCTAACATTTTAGGCAGCATTCTTGCAGCCGTTGAGTTTGGATTGCTTTGCGCCTCAGCCACAAGTGCTTTTGAAAGCCGCAGATTAGGGGCAGGCTCTACAATGCCAGCAGCTGCAAGCATTGCAGTAGGCGCTATAGAGGCAGGGGCTGCTGCAGCAACAGGGAGAGGCGTAGCAGCAGCTACTGGTGCACGTGCAGGCTCACCAATAGTGACTGCTGGAATAGTTGCACCGCCACTAGATATTGAAGGCAGCGCAACAGGTGTCTCAAGCTTAATGCCAAGTTTTCCGGCTTGTTCTACGCCTACTTTATCGATAAACTCAGCATTTGCTCGTGCTCGTGCCGCTTGATCATTGCCTGCGCCTAACAAATCAAGTTGCAATTTGAATTGCGCATTCGTTAGCTCAAGTTGCTTAACCTTTTGCCCAAACAGCGCTTGGTCTTGCGCCAATAGCAATTGCTTTTGCGCAATGTCGGTGGTCTGCGCCTGATTAACCATGCCTGCGTAGCCCTTCACCAGCTCACCTACTTTAGGGCTCTTGGCAGCTATAGCAAGATACGCTTTAGGGTCAATTTGTTGCAACTGGCCAGCCACAGCAGGCGATACTGTGCCATCTTGCAAGTCTCTTGCAAGTGCAACAGGGTTTGCGCCTACAGCGCTTGCAAGCATGCCCATAGCTTCAGCTTGGTTTTGTGCTTCAAATTTTTGTGCCGCAATAGAGGCTTTCAATGCTGCGATGTTTGGAGCTTGTATTTGACGCTCACGCTCTTGCTGGCTTAAAAGTGAGCCTGCACGACCTAAGCCTTCACCAAAAGAGCCTGTGCGACCTGGGTCAAGAAATGCGCCTGCAATTCCCCACCAGTCAGTTTGGTTGTTACGTGCGTCTAGGCTTTCAGCAACTTTTTGCAAAGCCGCCAAGTACTCTGTTTGCGCCGCGTCAGACAGCCCAGTAGGCGCAGCAGGAATTGTTGGTAGTGCCATGATTGTTCGCCTTATCCGTTAGGTTTGAGCCACTTTTGGACAGTATCGCCTACCCATGAGCCAAATGAGCTATTGGATAAGCCTCCAACAATGCCACCAAGCCCTGCAATTTGCGACAATGGCGATGACGAGTACTGCCCTGCTTGGCCTGGGCCTTCATAACTACTAGTCACCGTGGTAGGCATATTGTAGCCACGCAGCAAGTTGGCTTCAGTGCTCAATGTTTGCAACGGAAACAATTGCTGGTTTTGCGCATTTGTTTGTTGCTGCGCGCCCATTGTAGATAGCGCATTGATGTCATTCAGATTAAACTGCTGTGCGCCGGCGCCAAGATTCTGGGCCGCTTGTGCACCTGACAAGCCAAGCTGCCCTTGTGCACCAGCTTGACTGCCTGCAATTTGCGCAAGGTTGCCATACATATTGGCTTGGTTTTGCGCTGCTTGCAATGCTTGTGTATAGCCACTTTGCAATGCACCGGCTTGCAACCCTGTAACACCTACGCCTGCATTGGCGATATTCTGTGCCAGTGCATTAGCACCACGCTGTGAGCCAAATTGGCCTGCACCAACAATGCCCGCTGTTGTTTGCGGTGCCAGATTTTGTGAGATGTTTTGATTGCCTAAAGCACCAATGGACTCCACTACATTTTGCGTGTAGGGGTTCATGTACTGCTGCGCAGTCTGATACGTTGGCGCAGCTGCAGCTTGCATGTATGGCTGTGCTGCACCTTGGATGTTGGTGCCTAACGCATTAGTAATTGCATTGCCCGCCTGCTGCACGTAAGGCTGCGTAGCACCTACACTTGATCCGGCAAGGTTGTAAGCTTGCTGCTGCAAAGGTTGTGCACCAACATACTGTGCACCTGACGTTGCAGCTTGCCCTTGCTTGGCAATGTTGTTAAGGTAGTCGGTATAGAAAGCAGGCGTGGTTGTGGCCTGTGTCGTTGTCGACTTAATATCCGCTAGAGGGGTGCCTGCGCCAAGATCTGCCATGATTTATCCTTTGAGGTATTCTAAAGGCGACTTGGCCTTTGGTGGTATTTTGTCAACAGGCGCTGAACGCTTATGCTTACGAATTGCTTGCCGCATTTCATCAAGTCGCTTTGCACCCGCATCAGATGAGCCATTGCCCAGTGCGGCAACAGTGTCAGCATCAAATACGTACTCACCATCAGCAAGCATGGCAGGAATGTCGTCCGACTGCCCATCGCCTTTGCCTTTGACGTAATGTCCTGTTGCGCCTGTAATGAACTCAGGCTGATGATATGCGAGACCACCACGCTTATAGCCTTGCGGTGTTGCTCTATTTGACAACGCTGCAACAGTAGGCGCATGCCCAAAAGCTAATTGCGGCAAGCTTTTTAGTATAGAAGAGTTTTGTTGCACAGGGCCAGTAGATACTAACGATGGCGCTAATAACCCGCCTGGGTTTGTGCCTTGGTCTTTATTTTGCAAAATGTTGATGGCCATTTGAGAAAGACTTGGCTGCCCGCTGCCTGCACCAAGCATTCTTGCAATGTTTGATGCAGTACCTGCATTAGCAAGTTGATTTGTTAAAGCTGCAGCATTGCCTACTGTGGCTATGTCATAAAGCGCAGAACCTGGGCCTGTTGTACCTGCAGCAGCCGCCAAAGCTTCAGGGCTTAGTGTGCCATTTGCAGCCATTTGCGCACCTAAAGAGCCTGGGCCCATACCTGATGCAACAGCCTCATTTGTCAATGCTGTTGGGTTGGCACTATATCCAGAAGCTAATGGGCTTGCTGGTGCTTCATAAAGGCTACCACTTCCTCCAAATTGCGTTGCCGAATTAACAGTTGCAGGTGTTGTTTCTGCAACAACATCAGTTGCAGGTGCAGCTAAAGACCCGTCATACGACAACGCAGGCAGCGCCGATTGTAGACCATACGTAAGCAAACCTGCGCCTGCAGCATTACTTGCAACTTGATTCCAGTCATTTCCTTGCGCACGAGAAATTAAGCCATTAGTAGCTGCAGCGCCAAGTGGCCCGCCAAAATAGCCAGCAGCTGCAACAGCTGCAGCATCAATTATTGGGTTGTTAGTTAGCTCTTTGCCTAGCGCACCTAAGCCACTTGTGCTGCTGTCAGTTGTAAGTATCTTGGACAAATCATCAGTGTTAATGCCTAAAGTTTTGCTACCACTGCCTGATGTGCCAAGTGTCTCAGATATTGTGTTGGTGACGGGCGCTACAATTTCTTCTATAGGCGCTGCTACTTTTTGTACTGCTTGACTGACCCAGCCCATGGTTAGCCCCTTAAATGAAATGTTGCAGAGTACGTACGATCCTCGCCTTCATCCACTCTTGCAAAAGTGATGGGGTATTTGAAGAACTTGCCTAAGTCATTCAAAGAAGGGTCATCGTAGTACGTCACAGCGTCAGTAAATCGAGTCTTTGCTTGGTCTAGCATTTCTTCAATGCCCTGCACCAAGTCTTTTAGCCCACCTGCATTGATGGCGTGAAACTCCATGGTGTCAGGCTTATCAGTATGCTCATCAACAAGAAAAATCGTTTTGCCTGTGTAGTAGTAAATACGCCCTTGCGCTACATATTTCAAAAACGTGCTTTTAGCATCTTCAGCAGTATAGTCACGGCCTACATGATGCTTGGCATAGTCAGCATCAATGATGTCAAATAGTTCTCGTATTCCTGCCATGTTATGGTGCCCCTACTGACATAATGCCCACAAGTGACTTTGCCCAATCTTGCCACGTCTTAAAGCCGGTTTGATCAGGCACACCTGAATTTGCAAAATACCCAATGCCTTGGACACCATTAGCCCAATCACGCCAATGATCTTCAGGCACAGTGCCTAATTGCTGTGCAGCAAATAATTCATTCATAAGGGCACACCATCTATCCCAAGTAAGTCCACGTGGGTCATACGTTGTCATTATGGGTTTCCTGTACTACGTTCATCGCCTGTGCTAACGCTTATGAGTATTTTACCCGTTTCGTAGTTCCCATTAAAAGTATTTGACTCAAATCGTAGGCGCATTTCACGGCGCTGCTCACGCATATCAACTTTAAGTGTAGTGGGCGAAAAAGTATAAGGGTCAGACTCTACATCAACATCATCGGCATAGCCTTTGCCAGTAACCACCAAACTCATATCGCCAGACTGCACAAAGTCGGGCTCCATACGTTCAATGCGTATCCAACGGTTGGTGCCTTGTACTTGATCTTGCCCAGGCCCACCAGTTACCCATCCAATGTTGTTAGTTTCAAAGAACGATTGCACAGCATCAACGTTAGTTAAGTACACTTGATTTGAACCAGTTTCATGCTGCCACAATGTGTACTTGCTTTCAGTGTTTGCAACGTTGCCGCCCCAAATAGGGTAATGAAACACTTCTGAAAACACACCGGCAGATCGAGCTGCGCCTGGTGCAAACCCTGCGTCATACCAGACTTGATCGCGCACATTGAAAATGATGGCATTATTGCACTCAGTTGCATCACCTGCTGGATAAAACCACCAGATCTCGCCCCAACGTGGAATTTTTGCAGCCCAAACTTTTTGCCGTTGGCTATAGTTTATGTTGTCAAAAAAGAAGTTGATATTGGTATTGTTGGCAACTTCTTGAACCACACCGTTGTACATCAAAAAGCGATCTACAGCAACCCAATAAATAATGCCATCATACTCAATGACGCATTGGCTTGACATAATGGATGTTTGCGTTGAAATGATGTCATACCGCCAGTACAGCGTAGAAGTCCCTACCGTGGTGGGTGCATAGGTTACCCTGGTCAATTGATCGAGGGACCAGAAAAGGCCCGCAGGGGACGTCGTACCACCTCTGAGTGCCATGCCTTTGACAATCTTGGTTGCTGAAACATTGTTGGCATTGGCGTCAGAACCTACCCAGTTATTGAAGTCACCTGCACTGCAGTTTTGAATGAGGCCATTGTTGCCGTAAACAAACAAGTATGGGTAAAGCATACATGCCCCACCCGATACGGAGATGTTGTTGTCAAATGTTAATGTTTGCGCGCCATTGGTGCCGCTGGCAGACAGGGTTACGACAGTTGTACTGGCGCCCACAACAGACGTAACCACAGTTGTATTTGCGGGCACACCACCGCCTGTGACTGATTGGCCTGCGCCAATGCTGTAGTTCAAACTGGAAATGGTAAATGTTGTGCCACTGGTTATAGTGCCTGCAACAGAAAAGACGCCTACTTTACTTAATGACCCACCAGGAAATGAGCCCGACAGTACAGGCGTGTTGACTGTGCTATCAATGTACTTTAAGTTTTGCCCAGGGTGCGCAACAACTTGCAAAGCACCAGCGCCGTCGTTGTAGCCAACGTCAAATTGCCACAAGTTATTGACATTTGCAGTAAAGTTTGATAGGCTAATATTGACAGGGCCTGAGCCTACACCATCAGTGTTTGCAGTTTGCCATTGCTGCAAATAGTTGGCTGAGCCTGAATACACGTAATTCAAACCTTCTTGCGACTGCATTACCATGCCACGACTAATCTCACTGGCATTCAAAAAGATGGCATTGTAGCCACCTATTTTACGAGCACGACCCCGTTGAAACCTAACCCATAGCCCGTCAACATGCATTGGCGAGTCAAACAGCGTACCATCACGCTGGATGCCAGCTTTAATTGCTAATGAGATGACGTTAGCTGTCATTAGAAACTGCCCCCAGCTACACCGCTGGTAAACGTACCTGTGCCATTCATCGTTAAGCCTGTGGCGTTGTAATAGCCTGCTTGTGCATTGCCAATCACAAAGCCTACTTGGTTAGAGCCAACTAAGTACATGCCTGAGTTAGGGTCGCCTGTGAATTTAAGTGAGGGGTTTGCAAGTGAGCCATTCCCCAAAGTCAAAGACGTAATGGTACTAGATGTGCCTGAAGCAGCATTGTATACGTTAGTCCCGTCGCAAATAATAACTAGCGATGTGCCTTGCGCCACTACAACTGTTGCGCCGCCTACCGCAGAAGTTTTCACAGTAAAGCTATATGACCCAGTTGTGTTGTTTGTGATGGTGTAAAGCTGCACCGTGGAAGGTACCACAACAATCTGATTACTGAGCAAAGCGCCTGAGTAAGTTTGTATTGTGTTGGCACCTTGCGCAGATGTTAATGTGGTAGTACCTCCAGTAACCACTAGGGACAACTGAGTGTATGCAAAAGAATTTGACCTACCGTAACCAAAGGTATTCCATCCAGTGCCATTAGAGACCAGGACAAGGGACTCAGTCAATTGGAGTTGCTGGTTGGCATTGCCATCAATAGTATCAGTACCTATTGGCGTAAGAGTCAAAATGCCAGTACCGTTATTACGAATCATGCAAAACCAGTTAGCGCCTGCAGTGGCTGCAGAGGGTAGCGTAAGTGTGCCTACACCTCCACTCCACACAACAAATTTAGCCTGCACAGTAACAGGCAATGTTGCAGTTGAGTAGTAATTTGTAATCTGGTAGCTTTGATTAAGCGTTGCGCCAATGGCTGTTAGGCCATAGCCTGCTAAAGTTGCTGCGTTTGCAGCTGACGTACCCGCACCAAAAGTTACTGTTGCCCAAGAACCTGCTGTGGTGCTATTGTCAGTAAGGTATACAAAATAGGCAACGCCGGATGCAGCTGACACAATCGTGCCACCGGAGTTATTTTTAACAGTAAATGCAAGCGAGCCAACATTGCGAATCAGAATCGATTGCCCATCTGATACTTGGGTTGCAGGTGGCAATATTAACGACAAGCCAGAATAAGTTGTAGTAGTAACTTCAATAATGCTGCTGACAGGCGTAGTGTTATTGCCATTGATGGGCCAATCAAGCGTAGTATCAGCTGTAAGGCTAAGATACTCGTAGCTAATGTCAGCAGGCTGGATCGTTTGCCCAGTAAATGGGTTGGTGTATGTTGTCATGATTAGGAATCCTGAACTATGGCTTGACGATCACCTATACGCAACGTATCTTCAGTTTTCAAAGCTGCCAATGCAGCATCAAACATTTGCCCCCAAACTGCAAGTCGTGCATCGTCTTTCAAAAATGGCGCCGTTTGCTTTAGCGTGCCAAACAGCATAACGTTGGGTGCGTTTTGCGTTAACCAGTTTGTTTGATTAGCAGATGACAATGGCGTAAGCCGTGTATAGCAAAGCGTTTGAAAGGCAAAATTGCTTGAAGGTGTAGGGGCAACCAGCCAATTATCGTAGTCATAATCGGCGTAATACAGTGGGGTTCCTGTTGTAGAGACATTAGGCCAATACTGGCTCAGGTATTCCAATTTACGTAGCAAAATAGGTTGCTTTTCACCTGCTGTCGTAGTGAGTGTCATAGACACAGTTTTGCGCCATCTAGCAGGTTTTTGAATGACAGGGTTGCCGGCTATCATATTGCCATTGGCAACAACCATTTGCCCCAATGTCTTGATGTTCTCAGCAATTTCAAACTCAGCCAATGCAATGGCTTGCGGTATAAAGGCAACAACTGCAGCGTCACGTCGCTCAAGATACTGCAGCACACTACTATTGAGGCTATCATACGTTAAGACAAAAGACGGCGTTGTCATGTTGCAGCCTCAGATAAGTTATGCGCAAGTCCGCGTAGCTATTGTATCAACGATTATGCCTGCGCCAACATTGATTCTGCGGCGTCTTGCACATGTTCTACACGGGCCAGCCAGCCCTTTAAGAACTTTTGCTGTGATGGGTTGGTGGTGGCAAGTCCATTGTAAAAGCGCTGCTTTTGGTCGGCAAAATTTGCAAGCAACTTAGCCGGGTCAGCTTTGGCTACCAGCCCCAAAGTCCCATTGCCAATGACACCATCGTCAACGGCACCCACGGCCCGCTGAAGAAACTTTGCGGCCCGTCCAGTACCTGCGTTCACCGCAAAGTCAAAAACGGCGTAATCGACGCCTGCGGGCAAGTCATCGCCGCGCACCTTGTCCCAGTACATCTGCTTGTAGAACGGCTTCACCGCATCCTTGGTCAGCGCCTTCATCTCGCCCGGCTGGATGGCGCGGCCGAGATATGCGCCCCAAGCGCCGATGGTCACCCCGAGGTTGGTCTCACCCCCAGCGTCATCTTTGTCCCAGACGTAGCCGCCCTCGGATTGCATGACCCGGTCGAAGGACATATCAAAATTGGCGTTCATTTCACTGCATCCGCTTTGGCAAGCAATTCGGTTTTCTCTTTGCTGCCCGAAGATGAGCCAAAGTAGAAGTTGACCACTTGTTCGGCTTTTGCCGAGAGGTAGCCAATCAAAGTGCCAGCCAGCACGGAATCAACAACAGCAAATCCACCCAGCGTCGCAATCACCACGCCAATGAATGCGCTAACAATCAGAATTGCCAGCGATGGCACAAGCATAGACTTGGTTGCAATCTGCATATCACGGGCAGATTTCCGGTCTTCCACGGTCAGCTTGGCAAAGTCAAGGTTCATGGATTGAGCTTGCTTTTTCAGCTCCAGTTCGGCAAGCTGGATAGATGCCACCTGCTCGGCAGTCAGCTTGTTGC